GGCCTCTGGAGCGCCTCCCAGTTCGGTAGCATTGCGCCTACCTACATCTGGTAACAACGTCTAACTGCTCGACACGTGAAGCAGATCAACATGTAAGCTGGTACTCTCATCCAGCATTGCGGTAGGAATCACACCTAGAACCGTTATCCACGAATGGATAAGGAGCCAGTCTCACTGGCCACTCAAACCAACGCGGGAACAACCCCAGCCCGATGGAAAATGAGGACGGCTAGTCTAGGCCGAGAACCTACCCTTACACTCCCTCTTCTGTGGCTCGCTGGCGACGCCTTCTAAGTTTTCCCGTGCGGCGCCAGCCAAGCCCCGCACAAACGTTCCTTATCAAACCAGTCCCCTCCATAAGGAGGATCACTCCGGTCGGGACAGGCACCCCACGACATACCCTCAACTTCTGCCCCGTAAGGTGGTGGTGGCTCCCATTCTTCGGTATTCTGTGATTGCAGAACCCGATCAAAGACAGGGATCAAACCTTTACCATCCTCACGAGAGCGGAAAAATCTCTTCCTCAACCTTCTCCACGAAAAATCATCAGACAGGAAGTGCCGAACGGGATCGACCCGGACTACAGTCAAAGGCTGACGAACCCCCGAAAGGGCCAGGCAGTACCGAAGACCCGCACGAAGGCGGGAGTCCACAAAATCGACCCGAAACTTCCAAGATGCCATTTCGCGATTATTCAGCTCCACCAGCTCCTCTGTCATCTCTATGGCAGGAACCATAGAGACTTCGTCCGAAGACAAAACGACATTGTGAGAAATCGGTGGCCGTGGCGGGACCACGACCGAATCATCGTTCGCGAGAAGACCAAAAATCCTAGACATCCTAAAGGCTAACCCGCCACGAAATCCGAGTTCATCAGGCTGCAAACGGACAGACTTCATCAGGCATAAGTGCCAGCTGAAGAATGCCCGAGCAGCCCTCCATCGAATTTCAGTGGGTTGGCCTCTTACGAAGGAGTCAAAGGACGTCCCCAGAGAATTGGGAAACTCAGCCGGGCGGAGCATGCCAAACCTCAATGTCGGAACCACGTAAAGCGAGTCGTCCTCACCCCATCGAAATAAGGTAGAGTTCAACGAGCCGAACAAGGTAGACACTGAAGTCTTAGTACGTTCCACCTCAAGACCGAGTGATCCCACAACTTCCATCCACTTCCTCGGGAATCCTTCGTCCGAAGTCTCAAATAAGATATCATCGCCGTTTATCAGAAGTGGCATCTTATCAAGCCCAGCCTCACGCCTCGCCCAATCAAAACAAAGAAAGTTTTGAAGACAAAGCAGAGGAAAGGAAAGAAAGGAGCCCATCATCTGTCCGCGACTAATCTGAAATGACAGATCGTAGTCCAAATTCCACAGTGTTGGCCTTAAAACTCGACGCGCGTGCTCTTTCACAGAATCCGGTACTGAAACCGAATTCTCCAGAATCACCTCGAGAATCAACTCCGCTACTTCCAGAGGCAGATTATCCGTTGCGGAACGATAATCCCCCGAGACAAGAATTCCCCCCCGACGAAACCCTGCTCGCGACAACTTCTCAGAAGTCGGATCGCCTCGACAACACCAACGATTTTTCGACAAGCGGCTATAAATAGCCTTATGAAGAGGCTCAAGACAAACCTCACTTGAAGAAAACTTCGTTAAAGGACGAGGCTTACCGGCTGACTGAACGACCATCAACATCGCTTCGATCTTCGGGACGTCGTAAGGGACCCTACCGGTCACAGCGTCTATGAGAGACACGTGATCATTGATAGCGCCCAAACAACCTCCCTCCCGACGAGGCGAATCAGTCGTTCCTGAGAGATTGGCACTCACAAGCCTACACCTGTCGTCATATAATCCTGAATCCCATCCCTTGCGAAACAAGGATGAGATGGTACTTCTCACGAAGGCAAGATAATGTGCCGGCAGGGGGCCAGAAGGCTTCGACAGAAGCTCAGAGAGTCCGATCACCAGATCACGCTCCTGACACTTGCAAGACGCAGGAAGAAGTTTCTTTATTGACTGAAAAGCCATTTTCTCCGCTTCATCGTCACTAGGACAACTAGCGAGGAACTTCTTTACGTCTCCAGCAAGCTCAGTACAAGACTTCGCGTTGGACCGAAATTCAACCGAAGGTAGAGAGTAGATCTGGCACCATGTAGTGGTGGCGCGCTGGACTAGGATCCTAGTGCGGGCCATTGACACGCGGCAGGCGCCACGGGACCTACCAGAAACAACCTTGATTCCCATCGAGTGCAGGCAAGAAAGCCAACGCAGCACAAGAGCCAGGGATGCCTATAGCTATTATAAAGAAG